ATAATTCTAAATTTATGCTCTTTAGCAACCTCTTTTAAAAATTGGATAAATCGAAGCTGGTGAGCTGTAGCCTGTCTCTGTACCCTGACTACCTTTACGTTTTGATACCATCGCGGATCTAATACCATTACAGTACTTCCATGAGCTGTAAATTTGCCAAACGCGTTTAGTAATTGCTCTGGCCACATCATTCTCCAGTAACCACAACCAGAATAGTCAGCATAATATTGAGCGACTCTAGGCAGTTGAGTGTCTGGTGGCGGTGTATTGTCCGCTACTAAAGTAGGTTTTGAGGGGATTTGCTGCTTGTTATAAGTTGGTATATTTCGTAGCAAAGGCGGGGCAAACTCTCCTGTAATAAACATGTATTATATATAAATTATGTTTAAGGAAAGTCAACTACAACGTTCCATTAAATCTTGTTGTAATACCATTACGTTTTTCTAGGCAAATAAGTTCACCATTAACTAATCTAGAACATTCTTTTCTATGAGAAATAACATAAATGCCAAAATTATTCTTTGCCACGAGCTCGTTGAGTATATTTAGTACTAACTCAACACCAGTTTCGTCCAAGCTAGTATCGAGAAGCTCATCATAAAACTGAATATTATAATATACATTGCCTTGAAGTCTGAGCATATCAATAAAAGTAAACATAATAGCTAGGTCAATTACCTTTCTTTCAGCACCGCTAAAATTAAAATAACTAGCAATTTTACCCTTATCATTAATAATTTGTTCCTCAAAAAATTCATTAAATGTTATTAAAGCGGTCGAATTAAGCTTTTTTAAATAGTATGTTAGTTTATTGTTAAATACGTTAAGTATTTTCTTTACAATATAACTCTTTACCCCTTCCTCACTAACAACAAATTTTACCGTATCCATTAAGTTTATAATTTTTTTATGTCTCTCAATCACCTCAGTTAGGGTAGAAAGTTTTGTGTTAGTGTCTTGTATAACAGTGTTAAAACTATCGCTCGAATCAGTTAGATGTTGCAAATCTTGATTAACCTGAATATTATATGCGCTTAGCTGAGCTACCCGTTTTGTATCATTTTCTTGCTGCTGCTTAGAGAGCTTACTCTGATTTATATTGTTTTGACCTTTCTTAATTGCATCGTTAATTTTTGTTTTTAGGGTGTTTAACTCAAGAATTTTAGCTTCCAACCCCTTTATCTCCGCTTCATGCTTTGTAATCTCATCTTTGTATTTTTTCTTATTCTCCTTTATGGACTGTATATCGTGACTAGTTACAGGCTTTAAGCATGTAGGGCATATATCCTTATCAGTACCAATTTTTGACATAGTTGTAAAACAAAATTCATTCTTAGTTTCTAATGCAGCAACCTGCCTACCGAGATCCTGAATTTTTTCATCACAATCAGTTACTTTAGCTGCTAAGAGAGTTATGTTCTTATTAACATCATCAACGTTAATCTCAATATATGATGATAATCTCGACGTTAATGTATTTAATTCGTTATTATTTGCTATACGTCTGTTTGTTAAAGTTTCTTTGCGGGTTGTATATTCATTATGCAGCTTAATTTGTTGTTCTTTCAGGCTATTAACTGATTTAATTACTTCATCTTGCCTAGCTAATTCTGTATCAAGCTGTTTTTTTACCTCAGATTGTTCATCTCTTAATTTATTGAGCATCTTACTAAAAATTTCGAGATTAAAAATACCTTCAATAAATTTACGCTTTTCGGTTTTCTTTTGTGCCATAAACGGTACAGTGTTGTTTACAGTCATTATTACACAGTTTTGAAACAATTCTGGTGTACACTGCAATAGTTGCATTACATATTCTGTAGTATTGACAATACTATCCCTGGTTATGTCTCTTTGATTATGATACAAAAAGCATTTGCTTGGCTCTAGCGTTCTAACAATTTCATATTGTTCAGTCTCCTTGCCATTATTAATACTAAAAGATAGTGCAACTTCACAGGTTTTACTGGTTACATTATTAATAATAAATTCTTTTTTTAGTTCACGAATTGTGGTACCAAATAATGCAAAGTGTACCGCGTCTGGTATAGTGCTTTTACCTACACCATTACGTCTATCAACTTGATCTCTATTAATACCAGTAATGCCATGCAATCCAGACTTAAAATCTATAATGACCGGTATTTCTCCCACACTTAAAAAGTTTTTTATTATTAGCTTTTCAAAAATAATTTTTTTCATTTGCAGCTATTATATAACGAAATAGTATATTCGGTTACATCCTTCTTATTTTGTATATCTAACATATCTACAAACTCGGTAATGGCTCTAGATATATCAACCCCGCTTAAATCTATCTCACTTTGATCACCGGCACCGAACTTATCAAAACTCGAAATATGATCAATGATTAAACTTACCGGTTGATGGGTATTAATTTTTAATGAAAGTCGCTCTAAATCAGTACTATCAATAGTTTTATCTATAGATAATTTAACTATATTTTTACCAAATAGCTGCTTTCCTTCAGTATTAAAATTTTTAATTTTAATCAAATCAGAGAGTGAAACTTTATAATGTTTTGGTGAAATTTCATTTGGGTAGAAAGTATATTTTTTCGTATTAATATCTAAAATGTAATAGCCTTTTGTGGAATTAGTGTCCCCAAAATCTAATTCAAAAGGGCAGCCTACATATAATACGTTCCCGTTTTCATAAGAACGTTCTTCTCTTAAATGGAAGTGGCCAGAAATAATAAGCGGTGCAAATTTAAGTAAATCTTTAGTTTTAAACCCATGATCACAAAGTTTAAATGAATTCATCTTAAAACTTTCAATTTCAAAATGCCCAAACATTATGTCACTCTCCTTCATATCACACAAATCGGTTCCCCATGGAGCAAAAAATATCTCTTTACCGAACATTTGTATAAGTGACGGCTTATCTATCACTGTAATATTAGATCTTCCGTTTAATATGCTTATACTATTGACTCTACTGTCATTCTTATAAAAAGAATCATGATTACCAGTAATCATGTATAATTCAAAATCTTTAAAAAGTTCTAGCAAATCGCTTGCGGCGTGCAGAGTATTTACCGTTATTTCGGATCTATTATGAAAAAAGTCGCCACAAAAAATGATTTTTTTAATATCCTTTTCTGTAAGTTCATTTAATAGCCATTTAGCCCACTGTATAGAAATATCATGCCACGTAGGACTGTTCATATGAACACCTAAATGAAGATCAGAGATTATGGCGACGCGGCTATCTTCTTTCATCCGGTAAATAGCTTAGTATTAAGCATTACCTTCATTATATAAGCTATTATCTAGTATTCCAGGGTCTGAACCGGGTGTACATACACGTACCCCTGTTTCGTCCTCATTTGTGTTTATTAAATTGTCGTAATTACGCTCTCGGTAATCCGCTATTAATTGATGATGCTTCTTTTCCTTTTTAATACGGCTAATAAATGCATGAAATGCAATAGTGGTAAAGTAACTAAATGGGCTAAAGCCGTGATCAAGTTTAAATTTTTTATACTTTAACGCCTGATACATCTTTACTACAGCATCACCAATCATCTCATCCCTGTAGCTATAATTAATAAAGTTTGGAGCAAACGATAATCCATATGCAATACGTCTTATTGAATCTGCTAAATACTCAGTCATTTTATCGGTCTTGTAGTATTGACGTATTTCTTCTTCAAACTGCTTACTATTTACATAGTGAGGTTTCTCAGACGGTTTGAGTTTTTTTGCAGGGTTTTCACCTGTTATATTTGCTACTACAGAGGCTACTATTGCCTCTTCTGCCACAGCACCAGGTGATGGTATCTGTTTAGGCTTTTTGTGAGATTTTTTTTGTTTGATATGGGATGTTTTCTTGATCATAAAGGGATTGTCGCTTTAGCTGGTGTCGCTTACCATATGTAAGCTGGTCAGCAATATCTATAATATAAAGTTTTTCTTTTGTTTCGTGAAGTCTTAGACCTCTGCCAATACTTTGAATTGTTCTTATCTTAGCTTTTCCGCCACCTGCAAAAATAATAAAATGTAAATTCTTAATATTCACACCTGTACTAAATATTTTACTTATAGCTATACATACAATATTATTACTTTTTTCCATTAAATCACGCACTTTTTCTCTATCTTCAATTTCAACCTCCCCGCGTATAAAAAATACCTTCTTACGACCGCAAAGACTGGTTAATTTACTTAGGAGGGCTTCACCATGCTTTATATAATCTATTAATATTAGTACATTGTTTGGTGCATTATTTGATAATGCAGCAATAGTATTATTACGAAACGTATTGTCAAATAAAAATTCTAATTCTACCCTATATCTTTCTGCAGGATTAACTATCTCCTTGACACTCGGTGGTGAGCCAGTGTAATTTATTTCTAATATATTAGCAGTTACGTTGGATATGTATTTTTCACTTCTAAGCTGATAGCTATTCTTTTCATATATAATAGGACCAATTTTACCTATTATATTCCATTGATCCAGCTTATCCTCAGGCATTGTACCTGTAAATCCAAATCTAATATTAGTCCTTACATTTTTAAGAATATTATTAATTTGATTGCCGCGACGTGCTTTGTGTATTTCATCAAATACCAGAATATCAATATGATCTATCCACGAAAGATCAGACTTTTCTGATTGTAAAATGCCTAGATTCGCAATAATTACATTAGCACTTAAATCTAAGTCATTTGAACCGGTCCATTTACTAACAAAGAAAGGTACGTTATAGCTTTTAAAATCGTTATATGTTTGTGTAACTAATCCAAGATCCGGTACTATAAGCAAGCATTTAAACTGCTTATTCATATGAAAAAAGTTCGAAAGTAGTGAGGCCATAATTAGTGTCTTACCGCCAGCGGTTGCAAGCACTACTACTCCCCTTCCTGCATCTAAACATTTTGTTACAATCTGTTTTTGATAATCTCTTAATTTTAACGTGAGATTATCGTAAGGCTGATTATTATAATGAATATCTTTTTGATATGTAGAAGGGCCTGGCATTATAACATTTAAAAATTCTTTTGATGCCCTTATTTCATCTTGCTTACAGTAATCATTTTGAAGAAGAAATTTTGTTACTTCATAAAATAAGCAGGGGTCAATACGACCGGCTGGTGTGATAGCATATGTTCTTGATGGTATAAACCTTCCTCGCATTCTCGCAAATCTAGCACCTTCATTCTTTACAGAAAAGAATTCTCGAATATCATTAAAGTGATCGCCCTTCAATGAACCATACTTCTCACTCTTATCCAGTTCAAAGTATACCATTATGTGGTCTCCATTTTTATCAGGTCAATTAAATTCTTTATATCAAAGCCTATACTTTGCATTGTTTTTTCTACCCGTTCAAGGAAATCAATAACAACTTGCAGAGATTTTATCTCCTGATTAATCTTAGCAACCGTAGGGTGTCGTTCGGAAGCTTTTTCTAAAGTTGGTGTTGTTAATTTGACAGCAGATTCTTGTTGTATCTCTTTAACTGCAGAGTGTATAGCCTGGTTTTTTTGTTTATATAAATCATTTAAATTGTTCTTTTCTATCATTAATCTAGATACCCATTTAGCTTTTTTAGCTGGAAGCATAAGAGCCGCTTCTTTGAGATTAAGTTCGTCTAACTTAACATCATTTTCTAGCTCGTGTATATACTTCTGGAGCAAATCCATAAATAACAGTATATAACATAATCGTTAAAAATCAATATATGAAGACATTTAAAGAGTTTGTAATGCAAGAAGATAATACTGCTGGAGCTGGTGGAGTTTTTGGCAATGCTCCGAGCATGGGATTCGGTGGTGAGGTAGGTAATACAGATTTTTACGCTCCCGGAGACTCTAGAATACCATTTGCCCTAGGTGGCAAAATTAGAGGTAAAAGCAAAAAAAAGAAAATACTGGTACAACGACGAAACATGTTTAAATACTTCTGATGGATATAGGTCACTGGGTATTATCTGAAAATGTACACTTAGACGAGTCTACATTTGGATTTATATATGAAATACGTAACACTGTAAATAATAAGAAATATATTGGTAAAAAACAATGTACTAGAAAATTAAAGCGTCAACCGTTAAAAGGTAAAAAAAATAAAAGAATAGAGATAAAAGAGTCAGATTGGAGGACGTACACAGGGTCGTCTGTTGATCTCAATGCTGATATAGAGAAATTTGGAAAAGATAAATTTACCTTCACAATATTGCATAGTTGTGGCTCCAAGTGGGAATTAGGGTACAAGGAAATAAAAGAGCAGATTGAAAGAGATGTAATTTTGCGCGATGATTATTATAACGGAATTTTAAATGTAAGAATAGGGTCACCTCCAAAAAATTATATTGCACAGAAATAGCATTCCTATATAATAAAGTTGTGAAGCTGTATTATGATATAAAGCAGTTAGGTATAAGATTAGTTAATTTAAATTTAGCTGTTGCGTCAACCATTGGCCCCCAAGTAGAAGAAGACATATATAGATATTCATTGACAACAGGTACTGCAATACGTGGTTTTATTTTATATCACACTTTACAATTTGTTTTAGAATGCATTAGGCTAGCTGCACATCAAAAAATAAAATTAATTTTCTATATAAACCCGGTACTTAAAATAGAAAATCTCCAGCAGTATTCATCATTTTTTAATATTTGTTTTAGAAAATTATCTAGACTATTAGTTTTAAGTCTTTTAGTAGACGCGGTAGATATTAGCGAAGTTGCCGCTTTAATAACAGATCTGTCTGGTGAAGGTCGTGAGGTGAGAGCGAGAATAACAATGATAAGTGATAAGACCCATAGACGTCCTGACTTAAGTAAACTAGATAAACTATTAATAAAGAGCGGTATAACTAAGGTATATTCTGACTTTTTAGATAGCTATAAGGTTAAATTAGGGCTATATACAACATAAATATAATATATGAAATTTCTGTCGAGTATGATAGAGAGGTATAGGCAACTAGATGTAGCTCCACCTCAATGGATTAACGAGTATACTGCTGGTACACCTGGCTCGGTAATTTCTACAGCTGGAACAACGGCCACAGCGGGCACACAGCCTACGATAAAAACAGATATAGAGAATCTACTTAAGGTACAAAAAGATCCTGAATTAGAAAAACGTAAAAAAGAATTAGATGATTTATACAAACAAGTTGCAGATGCTTTAAAGAAAAAGGCTCAAGAAACTGCTAATGTATTAAAGCAGACTGCCGCAAATGTAGGCAAGCCCAGTACACCAGCTACGAGTACGCCAACAACCCCTTCAGTGCCCACAGTATGAAGTTTGAGGATTTAGTAAAGAAGAAATTTGAATCTTTACTAGAGCAGACACCAGGTGCTGTGCCAGAGGTTGTAATGCCAGCTCAAGACCCAGTTGCAGCACAGCAACCGCAAGCGCAGCCAGCTCCTGCTCCTGAAGAACAACCTGCAACAAAGCCTTTAACACCTGAGGGTGAAGTATTTCTAATTAATTTATTGAGAAAAGCGCTTTTTATGAATCCTGATGATTTAGAGCTTAAATCTCTTAAAGATTTACCAGATACTAACGAAAAAAATGCATCAGACGTTCTAAACAGAATAGTTAGAATAATGCAAGTTGACTCAATCAATTTAGACGTAAATACTTCGAAATAATAAATATATTGTGTCTTATATAAGTCTAAAAGATCTATATGAATCTGCTGTTATGCCGTCCCCGGTTGCAGCACCGCTAGAACCGCGTAGACAGGTTGCTAGTACTCACGTTGCACCTGTTATACCTGGTTTTAACCCTAACGCCACTACACCTGTAACGCGTTGGGATCAAATAAGTGGTGAATTGTTTAACTATGTAAGATTAGACGGTAGCGGTAAACCAACTGTAGGTAGAGGTGAATACAGTGTAGCTTATCTTTTAACGGGGTTAAAAACAATAGAAGAAATAAACGCTTTTAAAAATAGTAATGGTAAACATATTATTGGCACCACTAGTAAATCGATTGATGTTACAGTACCGGTTGGTCAATACGAGGTAAAAGAAATACCATTTGGTGAATCTGTAAAGACAGGTGCATTAAATGATCCGGTACTGACAGGTATTAGAAAGGCTGTAGAAAATGTTTTGGAGCCTCTAGAATCAGCATATGACGCTCTCGATCAAGATGGTCAGCAACAGGTTAATCAACATTTAATAAATGTGTTTACAGGATGGTATACAAAAAACTTTCAACCTAAGGCTAAGCGACCTCTACCACAAACACTTACAAAATGGAAAGAGCAGTTAGAGGAATTCAATCAAACGTATAAGAATTGGACTTTAAAAAAATATATTAGGAATATTTTAGAACATCTTAGAGAGCTGCCCAAAGGCTTATTACTCGGCGACGAAATAAGCTTAGGTAGATACGGTAAACGTACAGCTGATGAAGGTGAACCAGTAATAATTTTTTCTATTCCTCAACTGGAGCGTTTTTTGTTTCAACAGTATGGCGTGACCCCGGCTGCACATCCGCCCGCGGTGAATGATTTAACCGACATTCTTTACAAATACTATGGAGAAACAGAAGCGGATAGAGAATTTTTAAAGCGCCAGGCACAACAACTAGACATACAGCTGGGGCAGGAAAGAGCGAAAGAGTTTGGCAAAAAATCAGGGTTAGATTTTTTTAGAAGAGCAGTATCCCATATTAATCTACCTAGAAGAGTTGCATTAGTTAGAGAAGCGTTTGGTGCAACTGGTTTGCAGAAGATTTTTCCACACACAGGCATTTTTGTTGTTTCACCTCAAGACTATCAATATATACCTAAATCAGAATTAGATAAGTATTTAGAAATAGAATCTGTTTCTGGTGGCGAGGTTAAAATAAAGAGAAAACCTAATGCAACCGTTTAAAGCTTTTTATTATGAACAAAATTTAACTACTGTTGGATTTTTTCCAGGCGCATTTAAACCTCCCCACATGGGTCATTTTGAAACCGCAAGACAATTAGCAGAGCAAAATAAAATTGCTTATGTTCTTATATCAGGAAAAGAAAGAGATGGTATAACTACAGACAAATCAATAAAGATATGGCAAATCTATAAAAAATATCTTCCTTCTAACTTGAGTATAGCAACTATTGTAAGATCTCCTGTTTTGACTATATATCAAACAGTTGATATTATTAATAACGGTCAATTTTCTGCTACAGAAAAATCGCCCACTCCAACCCCCGATGCGTTAAAGCTCTCAAACGAAATACAGACTGCAGCCGCCCCGTATGAAATTAACTTATATGCTAGTCAAGAAGACATAGATAGATTCAAATATTTCTTTGATTCAGACAAAAATATTATCTATAAAGGTAAAAATGTAAAAGTAATTAATGCTAGAGATGTTCAGCGTTTAGCATCCGCCACAAATGTTAGGTCTTTGTTAGCAGCAAAAGATTATAATAAGATATCTAGCCTATTGCCTAATATATCTAGCCAGGATAAAAAACGTGTGTATGAAATTCTAGCATCATGATAACTTTTAAACAATATATAGACTCCGGGTCAGTAATACTAGAGAAGAGTGGTTATTTTTCACAACATTTATCTCACTTAGAAGATCTGGCTATAGAAAAGGGTAAGACAGGTTTTCAAGACTTTTTAGCTCATGTAAACGGTATAACAAATAAAATTAGAGGCTATGAATCAGAACATGAAGTAAATGCCAAAATTGATGGCTCGCCAGCAATTTTATTTGGCTTAGACCCTAAAACATCGTCATTTTTTATAGCGTTAAAATATATTATAGACGTTGCAACTGATACGATAAAACCTAATGCTAAATTACTACATACAGCTGATGAAATAAACACTTTTTTAGGAGATCGTCCTGAGTTTGCATCAAAAATGATTAGTTTATTAGATAATTTAAAAGCTGCATATGATAATTCTGGTAAAATATATCAAGGTGATGTTCTATACGCTGAA